TCTTGGAGACAACGGGAGCGCACCTGCAGAAGTACTTGCTCTCATCGAAGGCATGCGAGGGAATATTGCGGAGAGCGACCAAAAGAGGAAAGTCATTGCCAGCGCTACTCCACTCAGCACTCGAGCGGGGGATGGAAGAGAAGTAGCAAACGCTATTCCAGCAGAGATTTACCATCATGCAACAGTAGTCAATCAAGATGTGGACAGTGGTCACCTTGTGGTTCATCAAGAGTAGGAGAGCGCAGAACGTGGATGATTTTGAGACATGGGTTGAAGGAGAAGTTACTCCAACGCTCAACGCATTTGATAACAACGGGGACACACGTGCAACAGTGTTGATCTTCTACGGCAATCGAGTGGATGACATTCGTATTCAAGGAGGGGTGATTAATACATTGCAGGCACGTATGGGAACTGGTGGAAACAATATGCCAATGCTGGCGTATCCAATACAAGATGGGCGTGATATGGAAAAGAAACAAAATGGTTTAGGTATAGGTGACGAAAATGATCCTTCATACACACTAGATAGAACTGGTGGTCAGGCTGTTGCTTATCCAATTCAGGGCACAGTAATTGGTCGCAGTGATACAGCTGGACCGCAAGGAAAGGGTTACGGCAATCCCGATGATCCTATGTTTACTATCGATACAGTTGGAGGTCATGCAGTGGCACAGGTTGGTAACTTTGAGTTGTATGACTTCCCTAAAGAAGATGTAGCACCAAGCCTTAACGCTCGACGTGCTAAAGATACGTTGGCGTATGAGGATGCTGTTGTTCGTCGTTTAACTCCAATGGAGTGCGAGCGCTTGCAAGGTTTCCCTGATGGTTGGACTGATAGTCAGTCTGATTCACAACGCTATAAGCAAATGGGTAATGCTGTTGCAGTACCTGTTGTTCAATGGATTATCAATCGTCTCGTGGAGGTAGATAATGCAAGACCTGATGCAGAACTTAAAGGATAAATGCATTGAGATTCATAATGCTGGTGGGATGGATGCTGTTGATAGGTATCTTGATGAACACCACCGCCTGATTCCGTGGGAGTCGTGTTTTGAATGCGACGCTATTACCCCACGTGATCCACGAACACTTAAATGTTTTTTTGAGGAGGAACTACATGAAGAAGGATAAAGTGAACCCATACGATTTCCTGTTTTGGGATCGTAACGGCAAAGCTATAACCATGAAGCAATGGTGTATTGAGTCCAGTAGTAAGTATGCGTTTAACAAAGATGTAACTGTTAATGGTTTACGTATTCTTACTAAATGGACTGGTGTTGATGCACCTGAGTATGAGTGGATGGTTAAGAACCAATTCAGTATCAGTAAGTGGAAGCCTAACTTCCGCCCTAAAGTATTCGTTTCATACGTGTGGAACGAGGATAGTGAAATCGTAACGTCTCGTCGTTATGGAACAATCGAGCAGGCATACGAGGGACATCACAAGTTGATAGCGCAAGTTGAGGCTATGGACTTCGGGGTGTACCATTTCCCTGCCAACCAATTGGAGGAAGTAAATGGCTAAAAAAGTAAACAACACGTTCAAGGCTCACCTATGGAAGAACCTTACAAAGGGTGGAGCATGGCAGTTAGAAATCTCAATCGTTGATGATTTTGGTAATGATGTCATTGACGATGTATGTAGCCCTTGGGCTAACGCTTCAGCTGCAAAGCGTGAAGCAAAAGAAAAGGTAATCGAGTTCACGCCACGCAAGAGCGTTAAGTGGATTCCTGATGAAAGTATTGTTGATGCTAAGGGTAAGGTTGCTTACTTCAAGGCTGAAATGACATATAAAGTCGACGCTTAAATAAAATTACCCCCAGCATTAAATACTGACTGTGATCAGCAATGCTGGGGGCATTTTTATGCCTATTTACTTTTGATTATCTTTAATCAGTTTCACTTCGCATGCATCTGTTGTGCAATACATTTCACCAATAGCATCGGCCGCCATACCTTCGTACACTCCACTAAAGTCAATCGGCATCAGTTTCATCGTTGCGTCTTCATACTTTTTCTCTGTAATTTGAGTGTAAGGCATTTGCGGATAAGTCTCGTTCCCCATAGGTAGGAAGGAAACGGTTTTGAGTTGTCCGTCAAACATGTGTAGGACTGTTCCTACATCATCCCTTTCAGTCTCTGCGTTAAATGATACGGTTACAGATACTGAGTTGTCTGACCAATGTCGCTGTGCTGTAGCAGCCAATGACACCTTCTCATAAATTGATACGTCCTTCTCTGATCGCTTAGCTGAGGACTTGATTGGGAAGAACACCACCGATGTTGTCTTTGGTGACTCACTAGCTTTCTCAACTCGATAGTTAGCCATCTTAAACAATGGGAGCATAGGGTCTTCGTTACTAAATCGAATAGCACGATCGAAGTACTCTCCGCCCGGTGTCCAGTGAACTCCCGGTGACTCACCTGCCAGGATCGACACAGTTCCTGATGGCTTGACTGTTGTGGTCTTGATTGACTCACGAATACCTAGCCACTCTGAGTATGTAGTGTCGTACTTCTTGATGATTGCGTAGCCTTCGTCCATCCAGTTGCGTAGCACTGGTAGTCCGTTGATGTCTGCAAAGTTAGCAACGCCTGACATTGATGTACCAATGCGACGGTTACGTTGCATGATGGCGTTGGTCTCTTCCCAGTGAGTTGGTAAAAGGGTTACAGTCTTTGCGTATAGGTAAGCAAACTTAAGTGTTCGCTTGTAATCCTCTACAGAATCGTGGCGGTTGAGGTAAGTCTCTACCAAAGTACACATCTCGTATGACTCCAGTGATTGCTCTGCACATGGGTTGTACCCAGCTACACGCCAATCTTTATCGTTAGCAGGATCAATCAAGCGCCCATACTTACGGCTCATGTCCATCCATACAACGCCCGGTTCACCGTTGTTAGCAATACCGTCAACAATGCCTGATAGGTCAGCGCCTACCGTTGCTTCAATGGAGTTGTTTGACATCCATGCCCAGCCAGGGCTGGCAGGATCGTACGAGTTGCGCTCAGGAAATACTTCAGCGTTCTTTAGGTTGAGGAAGTCCTTATCGTCAAGGCGACCAATCAATAACTCTGCTGAACGTCGTACGTTGCCTGATACAACACACACGCCAATCATGTTTCCAATGTCTGCAATATCACGACGAGTTAGTGTCTGACCAGCACGACCCTTGAACAACTTGTAAATATGGTTATGAAGCTTTAGGAGTGGTTCGTGTCCTGCTGCTGTTCCTCCGAAGGTTTTGATTGGTGTTCCAAGTGGTCGGATTTGGCTGTAATCAAAGCCTGCAATCTTCTGATCTGGTCGGAGGTAAGAATTGAGGACTGCTGTGAGGGACTCAACCCAGCCTTCTCTAGTGTCTGCAATGATGGTAAGTGTTTCAGGTTCTTTTGGCTCATAGATTGTGAACTCCTTGTCTGCACCCTTATCGTCAAAGCCAACGCCCACGCCGAGCATCGATGCTTCCATAAGGAATGCGAATGGTTTTGCTGGGTCGTTCTTCGTCATTGACGATGTGCTTACGAAAGCACAATTCTGTAGGGCGGCAGAGTTCTTCTGCTCGTTAACAATTGGGGTGCCCATTACCCATAGACCACGGCCAGGTGGTGTCCACTTCAAATTGAATAAACGGTCAAACGCTTCCTTGGCCGATGCTTGGGCTCGTGAGTCATTCCATGGAAGTCGGTTAGTTTTGCAATGATCCTTCTGCAATGAGTACATGCCATTGATGACTCGCTCACATACATCTACCCAAGTCTCCTTGGTGCCATCCTCTTTGAGTCGGGAGTAAGTTCTAAGGAAAGTAATCTCTCCCACCGAGTTACCGGCCGCATCTTTATAGCCCCAAGGAACTGTCTTTCCCTTGTATCCAGCTACAAACTCGTCTGCTAGGCGGAAACTCAAATTCATTCTTTATCCTCTTCTCGTCTGATGGAACAGTAATTTTACTGATGCGGAACCTACACTTCATGGAGTGCTCAAGCAACTTTTATGCTTATCTAGCGTCGGTATAGGTTCATGGTTTAAAACACGAACATATCCGATATGTTTATTCTTCGATTGCCTGTTTAATTATGGTTGTTGTCT